TTGTACATCTGGCGTAGTGCAGGTACTGTTCCGTACTTCTTACCTGCTTGCCAGCGGTAGTTGTACACATCAGCATACCCACCACCACTAGGGCTGAAAGCATAACGACGACTGTGATGTATGTCTTCAAATAACATAGATCCATGCATCAATAACTGTTGCACTCTAAACTCTGCGTTACGACGTGCTGGATCATTTGTTGCGCCTTTTAGATCTGTCAAGGCTTGTGAATATCGCATTACTACATCAGAAGCGCTCTTTAAATCACGTTGTGCTGCGGCTTCGCCCATAAGGTTAAGTGGTGCAGACTGCTTCTCTGGGAAAACTGTCCAGTCATTATGAGTTAGATCGTAAGCAGCATAAGGATTAATAGTGCGAATATCTGTTGCTCCTGGATTGACATAGAAAGTTACTTCAAATCCATTCCAGTCTTTTGTATCTGGCTGTAGTTGCTCACGAAAATCTTCGTTAAGCATCTTGCTGATCTCTGTATCACCAAGTCCGTTGTATTCTGGATGAGCCTTGCGGAATTGTATGTAGTCAACTCCGATTAAGACATCAAGATCACCTGGTTCACGAGCAGCAGACCATTGGTAAGAGACTGCAGAACCTGCAAGCCACACTCGTGTCCATAGATCAGGATGACGATAGGTCTCGTTAAGGAACCCAAATAATAACTGCAGAAGGCCGTTGCGAACCCATCCCTTTAATGTTATGCCAGAAAACAGTTCAGGATCTAATCCTTCTTCGGGCTGGGAAAAGTAAGACGTTGGTAGAGCCTGTATGGATACAGGTCCAGCGTATTGGTCTAATCCATCAGGGCGGTTCATACCCTTAGTTTAGGTGGTTATTCTGCTTGGCGGTTTGCTAAAGCCTCAGCAATGCGTACTTTTGCCATCTCTTCTGGAGTTGGCGGCATTAACTTGGCAACAACAGCCTTTGAAATACGATCAGCAAGTAGTTGCGACTCAATATCTTCAACTAACTCCTTACAGCATCCAAAGATGTCATAAGTAGTTGCTTGTCGTGCAACTGTATCGCTGGCTGGAAACACATGAGTACTTAGTGTTCCATCCTCGTTAATAACTACACTGAAACCTGCTTGGATCTTTTGTTCTTCCATTATTTCATTCCTAACAGTTTTTGTTTGCGGTCTGCAACACCAATTGCTACTGGACAAAAATCGCAGAGATAGGTCTTTTGACCTGGAGTGTCTTTATACTTACCCATACCTTCTTTAATACGGTCTTTTTCAGTCTTTGGGATAAGCATGAGGTTATTGTCGTGCCAATCTGGACAACCATCTTTGGGTTTATTATGGCGTTGGTAGCACGACATAGCATCTTCCAAGAAGGTAGAACGGGACTCATAAAAAGTCTCATCAATTGCTGCTAGACCCTTTGATCCACCACCCTTAATTTGACTAATGATTTCTCGCTTAGACTCTTGGTGTGCCCATGCACGAAGTGGCAATACAAATAGTTTGCCCTTGTGTGGCTCTCCTGAATCAAACACGTGATTCTCACATGCAACAGCAAGGAGGTGATCTAACTCTGGCTCACCATCGTACGGTGGCAATTCATCTAGTGATTGGCAGACAAGACAGTAAAGCAACCGAAACATTGGCTCTTGGTCTTTAGGTTTTTCACCTAGAATTGGTACGTTACTCATTGTGCTCCTTGTAGTAGTCCGATTATCCTAACAGATCATTAATCGAATTGTTTAGGTTTTCTTAACTGTTGATATTGCATTTTTTGTTCTTTATTGACTTTTTGAGACTCACCATAAGCACGATTTTTAGACTTTCCGCCTATACGACGATCGTTGAATAGGTTGTGGGGTTGTCTACCCTCAAACTCACCAGGATCTGGTGCTCCTATAGCGGTCTTCATAATTAATCCTGGAATTGATCTGGGTTTAACCACGCATGCAAGTGATGCGCATCAACGATTGCTGATGCAGGTGCTGATTTTTTACCTTTATACATTACGCCCTCTGGAAGTTTAATATTAGAGTCATGCTTACCTTTGTTTACTGCAGAAATAGCACGCTTTGATGGTCCAAGCATTGACGCTGGAACTGGTGGATAATGATTACTTTGCAAGTGAGCAAGAAGACCAGCACTACCATTGCGTTTAAATTGTTTATCGTGTGCAGCGTATCCTTCTGCTTGCGTGCTTCCCATTACTACTTACCTGGATTTACCTTGTTTGGGTATTCAGTTGTTGCAAATCCATAACCATAGAATGGGTGAAGTGATTGACGGTTGGCAATAGTTGCTGATGACTCAGTTCCCACTTCAGTATCTGGACGAACCTTGCGGTACTTGCCATCTGTTGCGCCTTCGTTAAGGCCTGCGTTCATTGAACGTGATGAGTTAACTGTCATGATTACTTCCTTCTTACGTTGTCGTTTTTGGATGTCCATGGGTCCATCTCATTGGCTGTACCATCACGGTCGACACGCATTGCTGCTGCGTTGTAGCGTGACTTGTTTGACACCAAATTTTGATTTTTCTCTAAGATTGGAGACGCTGCTGCACGTACAACTTTACGTCCAGCAGTGTCTGGCTTGTAACCTTTAGGAGCAAGAGAAGGTCCTTGGGCAGCCTTAAGAGCCTTTGCGTTACGTCGGTCATTAAATATCATGCCATCTTACCTTTCACTCTTTGAGCATTACGTTGGGTTACACAAGAGAGGCAGTGACCTCTATTTGTCATAAAGTCTACAGGGTTCATGATTACTCCACAGGTTGGACATGGAGCAGATCCGTTGTAACGGGTTGCGTTTTCAGCAATCTGACGAGCCTGCAACTCCATTGATAACATGCCATCACCATCCATCAGGTAGTCCCCAATCCATTACGTTCTGCTGCTTGGTAACCTGAAACGCCACCAGAGAACCATGATACTCGTGGTTCTACATAATTTCTGTCTACAGTGACAATGTCATCAATGCCAGGTTGTCTGCGATCTCCATAGCCATATCGCTCTGGAAAGAGTTGAATCTGTGGAAGTGGTGGACGAACCATTGCCTGGATATCTGCTCCAGGGATGTTCATGACCATAAGCGCCTGTTGTGTAAGGCGCTCTGCGTTTGTTGCCCATGGACCTAAGTAAGAGTAACGCTTTGCTACTTGATCAGGCTTGAGTGGTGCACGCCAAGGTTTAGTGTGATCGTAAACTCCATCAACATGTTGCGTCATCCGATTGCACCTCTGTGTTGAACCCAGGTAGTTGCTTGTACCTTGTGAGGCAAATCAACACCAAGTTCTCCAGCAGCAGTCTGGTATGCATGTGTAAAGTGCTTGTAGCGACCCATTGAACTTAACCCAAGATCTTCTGACATTGGAGTATGTCCACTTGGGCCTTCAGTAATGTTACGTTTTGCTTTACCTCCACCTGCACCAACAAACGGATTACCAACCGCAATATCGTATGCATGACGATCGATTGTTACGGGTAGTGGATTGCTTGGATCATGAATGTTATGGAAGAAACTAGTTACTTTGTTTCCACCAAGAACTTTTTCAGGATCTTCTCCTTGATGAATTCTACGAGCCTTTTCTACGTTTGCTGGAAGAAGTACACTTGCTACATTGCCTGTTTTTACTAGTTCATGCGATTGAGAGACGTTCTTTTCCCAACTGCTTAAAGGAGAGAGTGCTGCAATAATTCCTGCGCCTTTGCGTGGATCTCCACCACCAACACGGTTGGCTTCGTCATGCGCTTTGCTGTACCACTCATGACCGCCCTTTAACATTTCTTCTGGGGCTTCTTTGTACTTACCAATAATGTTTTCAACATGGCCTTTGAACTGAGATTCTGCTAAATTCCTATCCCAACGACCATGTGGATCTACGCCAAATTTAGCCATGTTAGTTCCACGCTGGTCTTAAGTAAGCAAGCATCGCCTGACGGCGTGCATTGATCTCTCCTGGTTGATTAGCCTGTGTGTTGGTCTTACCATCATTAACAAGGTGAGGAGCAGGAGTAAGATGAGTCTGTGGTGCACTACGAGGAATCATGTATGACACTGCGCCATCTCGATTAACGAGTGTTGCCTTCATCTGACGGGCTATACCCATATCAGGGTTAAATTCTTCAGGCCAGTAGTACATGGATGGCTCAATACGCTCACCCTTGTGTACACCACGTTGATAGGCCTTTTGATTAACACGATTCTTGATGCTATCCAACAAACGGTCATCACGACGTGAGCGGATAGTACCAAGGTAACCATCTGGGTATTCCGCAGATGGAACTCTTCCGACACCAATACGGAGTGAATCCATAGTGTCACGGGCTACAGGAGTACCTGCACCACCCTGATTGTTGTATCCAGCAAGGCCACCGCCTCCTAGGGATTGCCAATTCTGAGAAGGAGAAAAATTATTATATCCGCCAGGCATTATCTATTCTTCTCTCGTGGCTTTTTCTTCGTGTTAGGAACGTTCTCGTAAGTCTGGACGTTGTACATAGCGTCTTCTTTACGATCTTCCATCTTCTTTGTTGCTTCTTTTTTACTCTTGTAAACACGGGAAGCATCTAACTGAACACCGCTCTTTGGCTTACCTGGGTCTACCCATGAGCCAATGTTTACATTCTTATCTTTAGTTCCCATACGTACTTTTTCTGAGAACTTAGAAACATCATTTGCGCTGATCTTTGGGTCTTTAGTTCCTGTATTAACTTTTTTAGTGTTAATACGGCGACCCTGCACATCACGCTCTCCACCTACGGCGTATCCAACTGCTGGTTGCTCATCGGTAGTAACGCCAGTAAGAACATTCATTGTAAGTCCACGATCACTTACTGGTTTAGCATTTGTGCGTGCTGCAAATTCGACTGCACTCAACGCAGGGTGAACCCCAGCAGGTCGAGTTAACTTCTCAGATCGAATTACAGGACGCTTTCTGCTCACTGACTTCTACCTGCACCCTTGTCTGATTGAGGGATAGAAGGTGCAGAAGAAGTATCATCCCAATTAAAGGTTGTTCCTTTAGTTCTAGATGAGTACGCCTGAGGTCCACCTTTGCCAAGAGAACTACTGCGCCATGCAGTTGACTGTGCAGCACTACCAGTTGTTGCCTTACTTAATGACAGGGGAGGTGTCATGTCTGGTTGTACGGCTTGAAACTGACTCGATGATATTGAGCCGCTCATATTAGTAGGTGCTATCTACGCCGTTATTAAAGTTAGGTGCTTGTCGTCCCATAACTGAAGGGATGATTCGTGCATTCGCCATTGTTGCGCCTGCTTCGCTGTTAATTGGTGCAGGCATCTTTGCAGTAATACGGTGCTGTGCACCCTTGTACTCAACGTTCTGACGGTTTGCCTTGTTCATGATTGTTGGATCGCCAGCCTGTGTGTTCTTCTTTGGCATTAACTTTCCAACAACTGGAGTTGCACTTGGTGCAGTGAAGCCACCTGCTGCGCTACCCATGTAAGCACGGGCGCCTGTTGCTACAATTTGCTCTGGTGTTAGGTTGTTTTTCATTCTCTTACCTACCGATTCATGATGATTTGAAGGTGCGCCCATGCGACGACGCATTGCGTGACCCATATCTGTCCAATTGGCCATGTTGACTCCTTAGTCTTGTTCTAAGGATAAGGCTGTTTTAGTTGGCTGTAATGGCAAAGACAATTGCAGAGATCTCACCGTCACGAGACTCGATAGTGGTAAATCCTGGAATACAGGATAGATCCATACCTCGTGGGGCTACATAACCTCTAGCGATTGCAATTGCTTTAACTGCTTGGTTTACTGCTCCTGCACCTACAGCACGAAGTTTTACTTCTTTCTTGTCGTAGATTGCGTGAGCAATTGCTGAGGCGACGCTCTGAGGGTTAGAAGAGGCGCTGACACGTAGGAACGGTTCTTCAGCAGAAATATGCGATGTTGATTCTGTCACAATTATTAGTCCTTTGGTTCGATGTGGTGTGCGCTCCTAACCAAAGGGTAAGGCTAAAGTCGTGCTTGGTCTCGGTATTTAGGGTCCTCAATTTGTTTGGCTACTGCTTCCTCAATTTTATCAATCGCAGTTTTTCCAGCAAGCCTTCCTAAAGCGTAGGCGTCTGCAGCGTTATCATCATTGAACTCAATGCCCCATCTTTTATAGATTTGCATCAACATCTCTTGTTTTTTGGCGTTTCCTTTACCTGCTGCATACTTTTTTAGTGTCATTGGTGGAATCTTTAATGGATATCGACAATTTTCATCTTCACCAAAGTAATCATAGATTGCCATCTTTACTACGGCGGCCAACTCACCTAAGACAAGGGCTGAGTGGCTTGCAAGGACTGAACCCTCCATAGCAATATCTACGATGCCGTGATCTTCTGACACATAGTCAAAAGTATCTATCAACCACTGACGAATATCTGCTAGTCGTTCAATGCCAAAGTACGGTGACTTGTATACCCAGGTGATGTGTTTCTCTGGCTCTGCAATACTTACTGCAGACAGAGCAAACCCCGTTAACGATTGGTCAATACCAATCGCAACGAGGGCTTGGTCTGTTGTTAAACCGCCATCAAACAGTTTTGTTGGCACGGAGTTTTCTTTCTTCTATGACCATCTCAATGGTCCCAAGATAACCTGCCCCGTCCGTCAAGTTATCCCTCTTGTGCATGTACGTCTCTCGTGCAATCTTTACCCATGCCATTGCTAATCCCACTTGTTCTTCAGTAATATCAATACCGAAAATAACTTCCCAACCCTTTTTAATTCGGTTGAAATTATCAAGTGGGTGGTCATAAGTATAGTTACGATCCCCATTTATCAACTCATCTGCTTCTTGCAGAATGCTTTTATGGGAGTCGGACATACTTTCCTGTCTGAAATTCGTTCTTGGCATCAACAGTTGTTGCCATTAATGCGTTGAATGTTTCATCAAAGGTTGTTTTTCTATTCAGTAACCACCATCCAGCAAATACTGCTGTTGCTCCTGATGTTCCAGTAGTGAACTTAGTTGTTCCATCTAACTGCAGTGCGTTCCAGCGACCGTTTAAGAAGAAGTCAGTTTGTCCCTGTGCGCCGTTGCTGTAACGTGCAATGTAAGGAG